CGCAGAAGACTCTGCTGACAGTGGTTCTACCAACAGAACTCTTTCACTCGACCACTTGGATGAGACTTTCCGTCTCGTTTGGGAAAGAGGAGGTAACCCGAAAGTTATGCTTACTGGGTATGATACCTTGATGCGTATTCAACAACTTCTACAATCGCAACAGCGATTCATGGAGGAAAAGAGAGTCGTCCCTACCTTCAACGGTGTTAAGGGCGTTCCCGGTGTTGAGGCTGGTTTCATTGTTGCAACATACAACGGTGTTCCTATCATCCCAACCAAGGAGATGTCAAGCGACGGTATCAGCAGAATCTACATGCTCGACACTGACTACACATACTTCTCTACTGCAAAACCAACTCAATACTTTGAAAGCGGAATTGAAACTGGCGACCCGTTCGCTGTCAACCGCCTCGGACAAGAGGGACTTTACCGAACAATGGGTGAAGTTTGGACAACATTCTTTGGAGGTCAAGGTTCAATCCGTGACCTTAAGTGAGGATAAAAAAATAAAATATAGGAGATGAAAAATTATGGCAACAGTAACAGCACATACAGCAATTGATACAGTAACAACCTACTTGGATATACCAATGGGCGGAAACACAGGCGGAGCGATTAAGACACCCGGTGCGGCTGGTCTTGAAGACAACACCGCTTGGTTGAGTGGTTCGGGAGCGGCATACGACGCAGGAGTGGCCGGTTATCCGGGCTCTCTTACCCCGTTCACGGCTACCAACGCCCAAGGAACAAACAAACCAGTGTCGAGTCTACGGATGATTTCAGTAAGAGCACGAGCAACTGCAACAACTGCAAAGTTCGCAGTCAACGCTTACAACACCGATTTTAGTAGAATCTACGCTCTTATCAACTATGTGAACGAAACAGACACTGACGAAGCACTAAGTGCAGGAGTAACAGTTGTTTCCCACGAAACTGGTGAACTGACCTTCACAGTCGGTGGTGCAAATGACTTTGTTCACTTGACAATGATTGTAGGCTGAGGTGAATAACCTTGCCTACAGTAACATACTTGGGACCTACCGTCTATCGAAAGAGGCCGGACATCAAGGACTCTTGGATTCGCAAAGAACCCGTCGAAGTCAGTCAAGAATGGCTGGACACTCATCGGGTAGCAGTTTGCTCCAATCCAACAGCATTCCTTGTTGAAGGCGACGAACAAGCGACAGTCACAGTAGATGCAAAGGACGACGGCATTCCGGATTCGGGCTGGACAAAGAAAGACATTAGTGCTTGGTTGACCGAGCGAGGTGTTGAGTATAGTGGTTACACTACAAAGGCAAAACTATTGGCAATGGTCGAGGAAACTCTAAAGCCTATGGTCGATGAGCCAGTAGCAGTGCCCGAACCAGTCGAAGAGCCGGTAGAGGCAGAACAAACAACAATAACAGGAGATGAAGAATAATGGCGGCAACAAGCACAGGAGATACACGAACACATGTAATGGGCGATATGCTCATGATAACAGGAACTTTTAGCGAAGGTGGAACAGAGTTTTCCTATGACGGAATCCTTTCAACTGTTTTCGCCGCTGGTGGGCATTTGACTTCTACTGCACCAAGTGGGCTTCTTATTAACAATGGTTCTGCTGAAGCAATAGGACAAACAGTATTGACTGTAGATACTGGTAGTGTAGCGGGAGATGCTCGCTCATGTGTTTATGTCGGTCAAACTCTTTACAACGCTTTTGGCACAAGACTCGGTAAAATCACCGCTGTTACTGCTACGGCTGTTACTATTGACACACCATTAGTAGAAGCAATGGCTGACAATGACGCACTTCATGTATTAGGTGCATCTAAAATGTCTCTTTTGGCTGATGCGGCTATTACTGCACAGAACAACTCTCTCGATGTTTCGATTGATGAAACCAACAGCCTTGTTATTTTTGATGCAGGTCGTAATATTGATAAAGAAGACAGTAATAATTTAACTGGTGTAAGCCTAGATAGAGGTCGCTTTTGGATTCTCGGTCAACGCTGAGGTGATTCACCTTGGCAGTTCTTAGTGGCTATGGAAACCGAGTCATCGGTCCTTACAGTCCTCAAGAGATGAGTAATGGAAACGCTACTGCACTCATACAAGCAGACATCCGAGCCACAGGTGGCACAGGTGCTCTTGGAGTTGCGGCGGCGAATACCACTGCTTTAATCAGCATTGAACCATTCACTTCGCTTGGCAATCATTACTTCTTACTTACCTACACAGTTTGAGGTGAGTAAGTATGCAAGGATTCGGTAGCCTCGGACTTGATGACATCGAGCGTTTACAAAAGCGTGGCATTCGTCTTAACGAATCATACGGTGCTTCGGTAAGAACCAACGAGGATAAACCTCTGTCGGGTGTCACTGTCAAACAAAGAAACCGCAATAAGAACGCTGGTGATGTGCTGAACATTGGTTCGGGTACACGCTGTAAGAATTGCGGTATGCTATACTTTTGCTGGGTCGATACATGCAGGACATGTAACAAGCCAGTTGACTTCAATCTCGGTAAGAAAGAGCAATAGGGTTATCACGAAGACCCCTCATGGGATGAATAGGAGGAGAGGTCATGCCAACAGTATTCAGTCCCGGTGAGCCCGAAACTCGACCTCTTGACCCCACTGCTGTCGTGTATACGACTGGCGACAAGGTGGCGCAACTCCTTGGCATTGCGGCAGGCGAACCTGTCCTTGGTGCGGCAAACGCTGACGCTAATGGCTTCTACATCAGTGGTACTGACCTTCGGGAACATGGCTTTGAAAGTGGAGACAGTATATTTGTTTACAGCGACCTTTACCCTTTAGGAGAAACATTCACTATTGGTACGCCAAGCGTGCAGGATGTAAGCGGGACAAAATATGTGCGCTTACCAACCACGCTGGACGGAGGGGCGGCTGGAACCAATGATGCATTAGCCAGTTATACAACTGCCGCAAACACAGAGATACAGAATCTCACTATATTCACCAACGGTAAGAGTCGTGGCGTAACAAAGAACATCGTCAACGACCACATACGCCGTATACAAGACCGTATAGACAATATCACTCATAATGCTTGGAGACCTTACCTTGTTACAGCAGAATACATCAACTTCGATACATACAAGCCTTACCGTCGACGATACTATACAGATTATGTCGGGACAGCACCTTTGCTTTTCCGTAATGTTCAGCAAATACTGAGAATCGAACTATGGCAAGGTGACGACTACCGAGAGATTGGTGGAGCAGAGGCGAGAATCGAGTTCGACAATGTGGCCTCGCTTACAGGTAAGAAGGTGTTTCTTAGTCTTGGTAACGCTACCGTTGCTACGCTTGAGGCCGGTGAAGGAACAACAAAGTGGCGTGGAGAGATTGATGCTAATTCAACTGCTCAAAACTTGGCTGACCTCATCAATAAAGAGGATAGAGTCAGCAAAACGAGTGTGGACTTTCTCAAGTCGGACGGTAGTGGCTTTACTTTAGAAGGCTCGACATCGAATGTCGCAGTCCATAACGAGTTCCTTGCATCAGCCAACTCCGACTACGGAACCGGTGTTGTCAAGGTGACCTCGATGCGCTCTGTCAAAGCAGGAGAAGAATGCTCCATCGTCACTGACAGTAGCGACATTACTATCGACCAAACTACACTGGCAACTGCTACTGTTGCAAGTATAGTAGACACTGATGACATCAGCGTAAACTCGACAAATAATTTTACCAAGTCGGGAGTTGCAACTGACGGAACAAAAGTTTTCCGGTATGAAAGCAAAACTGATACCAAGTTCATAACTTGCACTGTTGTCAGCGGAGGCAGTCTACCGTCCAGTGGGACAGTCACTCAGCACTCCTTTGTCGTTGACTTACAAGGTGGCTCAAGTAGTGGAGACAGTGCACGACTGCGTGACTGGTGGCTCGACTCCGAGATGGGGATTATTTACTTCAACAACTCATACCCTTTCTTTGAATGGAATGCCATTAAGTGCTCATACATTTATGGTGAGCGTTACCTTGAGAAGGCAATTGAAGAAGCCGCTACTAAACTTGTAGCGAGCGAACTACTGATGGCTGACGACCGCTCAGTGCTAATTCCCGAAGGTGGACAAAACATTGACCTCGGCTCAAAGGCACAGTTATGGCGTAGAGAGGCTATGGAGATTCTCGCTCGCTACAAGGAAGTGGTGGTCTTCGCATGACGGCTGATTGGAAAGAGCCTCTTGATACAGTCATTGATATTCTCAAGGCTGACTTTGATGCAGGAACTGCGCTTGGTTGGAATAGGGCGAATACAGACAACATTAAGCCTGTTATCATAGATATTGCCTCCGAAGGGCCGGAAAGAGGAAAAAGACTTGACCTACAGCGTCATGACTACATTCTCTGTTATGAGACCGCTCTTAACGAAGAAGTCCCCGAATTGCTTTACAACTTTGTAACGACGAGAGTCAACATCACCGTTGACATGCGCACATCAAGAGGGCGTAGTCGTTTGAGAAAAATGGAGAATGAAATGCGTAGAATCATACATGTCAACCGAAAGGGAGACGGAGCAAACTTTGACCGTATGATTCTCAAAGTAAGAACCGACTTGAGTGACCGGACCAAGAAGTTGTTCCGACATACCTTTCAAGTTGAAGTCGTTATACTTGCGGAGTTGATACCTTGAGTGGATTTGGTGCGCATTACAAGGGAGATGTCTCGGAGGTCACTATGGGCCACGAGACAAGCGTCCTCATTGAGCACGACCAGCCGAGAACTTGGAGAGCAGTTACCACTGACTCTGCTCGTGATTTCACCACCATTCAATTTAGAGGCACGACCTCTATAGGTAATACCAGCATTTTTGAGCAGACTAAGCCTATTCTCAAAGTTCCTCTTGGTATGCTCATTGGGCAAAAACTGACTTTTCATGCCGCATCCACAGGTAACAATAACTTTTCCGCATTCTACCCTTCAAGCCTCAAGAGTAGATTATACACCATTGTCGACCACACATTAGAAAATAACGCTGACGGTGTGTCGTCAACTCAAATAAAAATAGTCCCTGCTCTCGCCACTACTACCTCCGTAGACAGCGGGACAGGTGACGCTATATTCCTTCATGGAACTGGACTGCCGACTATACAAGGTGATGCAAACTCAGCGATGAATGCCGCCGCCGCATCCTCAAAAGAAGTCAGCCTTATCGACCAGTTCGTTGGTTTAGCCAGTTTCATGACCTTGCCCGACACCAAAGTCGATTTGCATAGTTACCATGTTGTTGGCCTTGGTCGACAGGTAGCAGTGCAACAGACAGGTAAGGTGCATCATATGGGCGGCTCGCTTGAAATGCCGATGCATAACGCCAATTGGCTGTATTACAGTCTTGGTAGAGAGGTTGTCAGTAAAGACAAGTGTGGTAGTAAAGAACACGGCTCAACTGCTCCTACTATTTACGCAGATGTTTCGCCCGGTCAAGGACACCTTGATGTGACGAGTAGTGTAAGTGACAGTATTCGCTTTGGCTCAAGCACTGCCGCCGCAGTAGGGGATTACATACTTCTCAAAGACACTACTCTCGTTCCTACAACTACTTACAAAACTCCTAACAAAGCCGCCGCTACGCACCCAAAAGTGTTTCCTTTTGAATCTTCAACTTCGGACCTTACCAGTGACGCTCAGCACTTTGAATGGGCAGAGTCAACCGAATGCCGTAGAATATCAGCCATCGAAGGATTAGGCAGTAGTCGTTTCCGTATCTATGTCGATGGCGGTTGGCAGTTCCCTCATACGACCAGCGATACTCTTGAACTAAGAGAATATAGTGACACAGCGTCCAATGGTAGTCCGAATGTAAACTCAACAAGAACGATTACAAATCCTGTTCGCCGCTTGCTTTTCTCTGCTGAAACCATACCGAGTTTCAGCCTTGAACACAGCGTGCGCACACGAGATGTCGGCTCTTTCAATGCCACCGGAGAATCAACTATATCACCCGGTTCGTCAAATGATAGCAATCAGTTGACAAGAGTGTTCAAAGGTTGCAAAGTCGTTGAATGGGAGATGTCATCTACTGTTGATGCTGAACTGAAATACAGATGTGTTTTTAACGCACTGGCTTGTTATACAGACACTGGTCGCCTTGAGTCAAGTAACAAAGGTGACCGATACACTGCTCACCGAATGTTTCAAAATACTGCCAGCACCAAGACAGGTAGAAAAGCCAGCGGTATAGCAGAAGGCTCGGAGAAACCTTTCATGTTCTACAACGGGACTGTATCGGCATTCGACCAAAACTTAGCCTTCATTAGTGCCTTTGAACTGAGAGGCAAGACAGGAGTAGAGATGTTTCATACTATCCAAAGCAACCCTGTGGCAGAGACAGTAGATGCGTCAAACAACATCAGCCTCAAGCAAATACCTTACGGCGGAACAAGGAACGCCAGCGTTATCCGTGAAGGTCGTGAAGAGTTTGAGATGGAGATAGTCATCGCACTGGCAGACCACAGTTTGTTTCATGAATTAAGAAGCCATGTAGAAAGAGGTGGCACTGTTGGCTCAACAGGAGGAACTATCATGCTTCATTTCACTAAGCCAGTAGTTGCAGGTGACAGTGGAACAACGCCAAGCCTTCGTGTTATTATTGATGACTACTTTATCACAGAACTACCAATACCTATGCCCGATGACAAAGGGCTTCTCTTTACTACTATGAAAATCAAACCTCAAAATGTAAAGGTCATAAGTGAGGACACAGTGTATCATTGTTAGGGGGAGTCATATGTCAATGCGAAACAAAGTCAATTTGAATCCATACTGCGTGTATGATAGACTCTACGATGCCGCCGAAGAAGAAGAAGAAGGCGGAGATAATCTTTTCAATCCCGAAGCAGGACGAGCCAGTGATAACCCATTCGCTCATATGCAAACGGACGAGTTCCTTGAAGAATCAACGGACTCAAATAAAAAAGTGAGTAAGTATGTCGGAGAAACAGAAGAAGAATGAAATTAACATAAACGGTAAACCTGTCCAAGTCACATCAAAACGGTTGACATTTTTTGATGTGCAAGCAATAGCACCGTTGTTCGCAAATGGCGATATGAACTTCTCCAACTACTGGCGTTACGCATTTAGCAACTGGCTTCACTATGAGCCTTCTATAGACATAGAAGACCTCAATCCCGAAGAAGGTCAGCAACTTGCATCTCTTTTACCACAGCCAACTCAAATCATGGACTGGTTGGTTTTTCGGGAGGCGAAGTCGGGAACATCAAACAGTTCATCCACGGACGGCCTGTTAATCAGCGACTTCGCTACCAACAAGAAGGGATGGAATACCTTCTAATGACACACTACAACATGAATATCAAGGATGTGAGAGATTTGTCAGTAAACGATGCTAAGCAACTTCTTTACTGGGCACAGGCTATGCAAGGCGAAGAAGACATGCCAAAAGACGCAGTTTACTTAGGCTATGACCGAGTGCCCCCAATGGAGGAGTAATCATGATTGACGGCGATATTGACCCACGCTCAGTAGAAGCGATGGAGAAGTTCAAAAAATACAGCAAAGAAGCAGGTGAAAACATGAAAGCCTTGCAACAGCAAATGGATAAGTTCAGCAAGTCAATGGAGATGACGAAGGTGAACAGCACAGACTTAACGGCTTCTCTCAAAAACATGGAGAAGTCTCAACCATTTCAACAGATGATGGGCGAGCCTGTGTCTCAAGCACAGATGACAGGCGGAGCAGGCGGAGGCTCGCAAAGTAATGTCACTGTCAACTTAAGAATAGATGTCAGCGGGGTGACTGATAAAAGCGACAAGCAAAAACTCGCTAAAGAAATCAGCACTATGGTGACAAAAGAATTGAGAAGTAAAATGGGCGGCTCACTCACGCAGAGCGGATTTAACAGGAGCGGGTGATTATGGACGCAGGGGAGATGATGCCGATTCGCCTCGTTCAAGAGAACGGTGAAACTATCTCCCTTGATGCTACAAGTGTTGACATTGTAGTTGAGCGCATACAGAGTAACTTCGCTATACCTTTCTTCGACGCTAAGCGTATGGGTATAGACCTTAATCAAGCAAGTGTTATGATTGAAATACAAGGTGCACTTACAGACGACACAGGTCAAACTGCAAGTTCAAAGGCTGTTGCTACTCTTGATTTTTACCAACCTCAAATGATTGTAAGTTGGGGTCAACCCGTTAATGGCGGAGGTGGCGGTAACAACGCTGGTCCTGTTGCATCATCCTTCAACATGGCAGGGCCTGCTGGTAATACCGTTCAAGGTGTTACTACTGGTATAGCAGGGACTGTAGGTAATACAGGTGGCTTTTCCGGAGGCTTAGGCGGCTCCAGCGGAGGTAGTCCTTTAGAGCCAAGTGACCTCGGCAATAGAATACTTCAATACTGGGCTAAAAAATACATTGATTTACCAGTAGCATATTGGACAGAAGCGAGTCAATCGCTGGACAATCCTGTAAAGACAGGTTTACAACTTTGGCTTAAGGCTGACTCGATAACTGGTATAGAAGAAGGCGGCGGTGTAGCCACTTGGACTGACAGTAGTGGTAACGGTAGGAACGCTGTTCAGTCTACTTCAAGCGAACAACCTACATTTACCAGTGCAGGGATAGGACCAGCCGCTTTGAAGTTCGACGGTGTAAATGACGATATGGAGGTTCCCTTCTCAGCATTTTTCAATTCCGAAGAGTTCACTGTTTTCTGTGTTGCGAAGAGTAACGCTACAGCCGGAGACCACACTGTAGTCAGTTCTATAGAAAGCGGTAAAGGATTTGCTCTCTTTATGGATATGAGGGTCAAATACTCTACTGCTTTTTGGCGAGGGGGTGGTGGTGACGATGGCATCACTTCGGCGGCTAATTCTGTCGTCAATACCGGAGCCCAAATAATGACTTATGTCATGGATGACACAGACGCTGATTCGCAATCCGACACTGTTACTCTCTTTGTCAACGGTAGGCAAGAGGCTCAAGACACCTCCAGCGTAGACTATGTTCCTAATGGCTCGGCCAACTTAAAAATAGGCGAGATGTCCGGTGACTTTTTCGACGGACAAATAGCCGAGATTCTCATTTACAACTCTGTATTGAGTGATGATGACAGAGAGCAAGTCGAAGGTTACCTTTCTGTTAAATACGGAATAGGTCTTTATTATACTCACGAGTATGCTGGGGTGGGTAGTTTTGCTCATCAATCGAAGCATGTAAGAGTTACATTCGATGATTTGATGGTTGCAAGTAAGCAAGAACCTTTTGGCTTTTTAAATGTAGAAAGAAATACAGGTATGAAAGTTGATAACAACGGTGTTTCCGGTAATACAATTACAGTTACCGGCGGTAATCCTCATGAATGGTTTGAGCCTACTGAGAACAGTAGGTATCAAAAAATAGTGTTTAAGCGAAGCGGTCCTTATGTTACCAATACAGCAGGGACGGATTTACTTTTTGCCTCTGTGCTCTCAGCGAATGCTAATAACATAGTAGTTCAGTATGATACACCGGGTAGTCCGGCAGACGATGATGAAATATACATCGCTCCTGTTAATTATGCAGATACAAACTTGCGAGGTAGGCCCGGTAGTCCTGTGATTGTAATTCCTATTCAAAACGCTGACACTTTCAACGAGTTCGCCGCACCCGAAGCGGCGGTAGGTCCAAGTTTCCCGACATACGAAGACGGCTCTGCTCGTGACACAGGAGGAGGGTTGACAAGAACTGACGAATACTTGACTTATCTCATGTCAAAGGCCATCACTGCTTCTTACATGGATGTGGGTAGAGAGGTAGATGCGTCCGGTAATAAGACCATGGACAAGGTTTTCTCTACTGCTATCAGTGAGTCATATCATACTCATAACTGTCGACTGACAATAACACAGCAGTTTGCGTCTTCTCTCGGACAGTCATCCGATACTATCAACACCACATTGGGTGTTGGACAAATGCCCGTTACTCAAGGATTCTCCGGAGGTAAGAGTGGAACTGCCGGTAGTAACAGTGGTCGCCCTATAAAGAGTGGCGGAGACAAAGCGCAGGATTTACTGGGTATACTCGCAAACAGTAACAATTATGCTTCTAATCCAAATGTAGGTATCGTAAGTGATTTCATCAAGGCAGGAACTGGCTTAGTTGCAAATCAAATCAATCCACAGGACTCAACTGGCGATTATATCCGAGGCATACAGATACCTTACTTGACTCATGTCACTAAAGGTAAGAACTCTTTGGATTCACACATAGCACAGCGTAACTTCTTTTTGACAACTGAGGGCTTGACTGCTGATAAATTATCAAGTATCAACACAGAGCACGCTTCAAGGTTGTTTTCTCATGCGCATGAAGGGCATTTGAAAAACGGCATAAGTGGACTTGTTGCTGATATGGTGATAAGCCGAGAAGCGGAGCATAAAGCCTATGAGTTCAGTCTTAGGTTCATGGCCGCTGATATTATACTATGAGGTGAAAATATGGCAATTCCGGTTCGGTTACTCGCAGGAGCGCAAAGTGAAATCCAAACGGATTTGATTGTTCAAAATATAGAGATGGAGGTAAACCGTAACATTTCAGCGTTCCCAACACCCGGTAATGTTCTCAAGCGTTTTGCTATAGATACAAACACGCCAAGAGTGACTTTGGAGATGAACGGGATTATTACCGATGATGCCGGAGTCGATACACAGCACAGTGCCAATAGTTCTCTATCATCAAGCCCTATGAAAACTCTCATCAACTTCGGAAACATGTTGCCCACCCAGCCATTCAGTAACTTTAC